TTATGAGCTTCTTATCGTTCCCCGCGATGATGAAGAGCATTCTGACGACAAGATGGATGCTGCTTGGGAGAAAGCCCAAGGGAATGGATTTGATCTACAGCAAATGGTTGTAGGCGGCGATCCGTTCAATCCAGCAGGCTGATCATTTGGAGCGGCAGGACTAGGTTTCGTCTTGTGGACCGAAATCCTGCCTGTCCGCAATCGATTGTGGAAGCCGCTAGGCCAGGCGGCTTTATCTCTATGCAATCAGATTGCAGAATGGATTCTAGTTTTGGAACGGTGTTGGTACAGGCAGTTGAAGCCCAATTTGCCACCGTCAAGGCAGGAACGTCCGTAAGTCCGCTCTAAACAATTTCAAACGATTGGTTCAATCATGCGTAAGAGCAAAAAACCTAGTTTCAAGCCTGCCAGTGAGTTCAAGGTCGTCAAGCTAAGCCGTAATGGCCCAAAGGCTGGTCAATCAACTGAGGCTTGGGAGCGGGGCAAGGTTAAGAGCGACAAGAGATGGGACGAAACCCGCGAAAAAAACTTCAACAAGCTGCTGTATTGATGTGTAGTGCTAAGATCACTTTGGATACCTATGCCTTGAATGGCTGAAGACCTAGAAGTCTTTCTAATACCAGAGCCTGTGACTACGGTTTTGGAGGATGGCTGTATACGGATTGATCTTGGGGAGCACAGCTCGATTGTGTCCAGCTTCCATTTGATACAGCCAAAGATCAACTTGTTAACCAAGAAATGGCTGGAGCAACATGCCGGATGACACCCAAGACAAGCTGGCAACACTACGAAGGTGGCATTTAGAGCAGGACAACTCTGGTCCTTTCAGGGTTTATCGGGACGAAGAGGATCGTGAGTATCACTCTGTGACTCACATTTTGAAACACACTGCTCCTGCGAGTCAGAAGGATGCTTTGGCGCGGTGGTCAAAGAAGCCTGGCAGCGACCTACAAAGACAAATTGCGTGTGATCGTGGGACGGTAGTTCATGAGAAGTGTGAGTATGTGCTCAAGACCGCTTCAAAGCTGGCCCGTCAGAGTGCCAACAAGAAGGGATCGTGGAAGGTTTGGGATGATGGTTTGGCACGTCCTCCAAAAGCCGTCACCTCCTGGGCACTTAAGAAGTCGATGGAGGGAGCGCCGAAGGTTAATTGGGCAGCCCGTGAGTACGCCAGAGGCATATCAGATTGGCTGGTTAGTGGAACTGTGACAGCAATCCACGCATCAGAGTTCAGCATCAGCCACACCTCAGGCTTTGCTGGAACGGCAGACGCCCTAATTGACACACCACTAGGACTAACGATCTGCGACTTCAAGACAAGCTCTAGGGAGTCAGATAAGCCTGAATCATGGCTTGTAGATCACCAGGATCAACTTGGCGCTTATAGCCTTGGTTTACAGGAGATGATCGGCCTAAGAGTGAAGGCTGGAGCGATCATCATTGGCAAACCAAACGGCACTGTGCAGTTAAGGATGATGAGCGAATTAGAGATGCGTGGATGTGAGTGTCGATGGTCTGAGCGTCTTAGTCGTTATCAAGCTATGTTGGCGCTTGGAGCGTTAGATCTAAATGTCGCCTAGAGCAGAGCAAATTAATCGACCTGCAAACGAGCGAGAAGTATTCGAGAACATTGATAGAGCAAGGGATGAAGCAGCGTCAGCTGCAAGTCCTCAAGGATTAACAGCACTTGCCAAAGGATTTTGGTTTAAGGCCCAAGAAGAAAAAAATCGCCGTAATAGGCGATGAATTTAGAAAGAGCCCTTGAAGAGCTGTTTACCGGACAAAAAAATGTTGCAAAACAGGCCAACGCGCTTGGGATGACAACAGAAGAGCTAAAGGATGTATTTCGAGAATACGCAATAAAACGCCCCATCAACGTTAATGATGAGGACGTTTGGAACGCAGACACAGAGCCAGCATGGCCTTATGCGTGATCAGTTATTTGGAGCGCAAGGTTGATCATCAAAAGAATCAAGCCAATCCCGTAAGGCTTGACCAGTCGGCAAAGATTGCGGCCAAGCGCAAAACTTTAACAGGCTTGCCTTGTTATAAAACATCCTAGAAGTATGAGGTTTCCAGGCTACATAAAGAGGAGAAGGCCCATCCTTATGTAAAGACCGTTCAATGAATAGGGTATTTGGAACGTGAAATTGCTCAGGTTTCATTTGTCTTCAGGGTAAGGGAGTCCATTGTCGATCCAATCGTATTCAGGGATCAATTCATTTGTATCAGGGCAAGGAGCAAACCATCCACCATCATCTAGTTCCCATCCTGCATTGGTACGGATGTGATAGACACGATCAGATTCTGCTTGTGCGGCATTAATTTTATCTAGATGTTCGTACCATGTCGGACATCTTTCTAGCATTAGTAGATTTTGCTGAGCGGTGTAGAGGTCAGTCATTTGGTGAAAAATTCAGAAGGTTTGCCGTTCATTGTGACGCCATCTTTCCATGTGAGACCAATAATATTTTGGTTGCCATGGCATTTAATCAAGTATTCAGAAATCCTTGGCGCATAGACTACTTCATAGCCTTGATGGCTCCAAAATACTCTGCGACCTGAGTGGATAGCTTGTTTGATTTCAAAGAGAGTCATGTGAGGATAAGGTTGTTTTTTGTTGATGCAAATTGTTGAATACGGGATTGAAGATCCCGAAGGAGGCTGGCTCGTTTGGAGTCACTCCAACCTTTCTCTTCAAGGAAGATTAGTTCCCAGGTGATCGAGTCAACCAGTAGTTCAAGCTCTTTGGCGGTCAATGTCATGTGAGACTCGGGTTACGTTCTGCTGGTGTTGGTACGGAATCGTCTTCATCTTTCCTTCTCATATCTTCAATCTCTTCATCGGAGAGTTCATCAGGCAGGAAGACAGGACAGTAGTCTTCGTCAAGTTCGTAGCCGTAAGGGTTCATTGTTGATCGGGTAAGATTGCAATTTTGTGGCGTTGGATGAGAACAGAAAGTCTCATACTGTAGTGATCAATTTTCTCCTCATCATCACGAGCGATTGCTCTTTGTAGAAGGGAGTTGATCTGCTGGTACGGAGCAAGCCAAGCAGGTTTGTCCGTTTGGAGCGGTTGAACTCTGGAGAAGCGTTCGATGTGCCTGTAGGCGGTTGCCTGAGAGACATCGAAGGTGTCCATGAGTTGATCAGCTATTTCACGATGACAAGAGCCGTCAGCTTTTAGGTCTGAGATAGCTGCGTCAATCGCGTCACGATCAGCCATTGATGATTCTCATGATAATTCTCAGAAATTTCTGGCTGAGGGTTGTCTTTCTGGTACGTGGGAAAGCTTTTGTCATGGGCGGTTTCGTATTGGTGTTGTTGGAACGGATCCGCTTGCGCTGATCATTCAAGTGCTATCCTATCAAAGTAATAAAGGATCCGCAATGTCTACGATGAAACGATTCCTGGAGGACCACCTAATGGCCAGCGTTCAGCCTGGTGAGTATTTCAGCCCTGATGAGGTCGAGATCGTCCTAGAGGCTCTTGCCTGGTACAAAGACGACCCATCAGGCAGGAAGACATCAGCCCGTTGCGCTTGGATCGTCCAGAAGCTTCTGAGGGCACGTAGCGAAGGATCAACCATTACGCTCACTGGCTCATAAAAAAACCCCGCTTTTAGGCGGGGCTTTTTTTTACTTGTTAACTCCATGGATTCTGCGCCAAGCGCACCATGTGATCGCCTGCATCACTGCCGGTGTGCTGTTGGTACGTTCGGCGGCTTTCGCATAATCGGCTTTGATCTCCTTCCGTAGCTTGACTCCGATGCTTGGTACGTCAGCCAGGGATGTTCTGCCACCGTTCCAGATGCAGTAAGCATGACCGTCAATGCAGACATCATCACGCAACAAAATACAGTTAAAGAACTCGTTTAATTTTGGACCGCTAAGAATCTTGGCAATATCATCAAGAGAATCATATTCATCCCTTTGAAAATCGTTTGCCAGTATTTTTAACGCTCGTTCCTTGTTCTTATTGAACGTTGAAACCTTAATGTTGCAGGCTGACTCAGGATCAACTGTGAAAGCTTCAATCAAGTTTTCTGCATCGATCACGTTACGCTTCCACTTATTACGTGGACTCAACGCGCTGATCACTCCTGCTGCTGTTTGGAGCGTTAAGCCGTGATCGGCTGCCAGGCTTTGAGCGATCCGATGTGCGGTTTCGTACCAGCTAGCACCATCGACTCTCTCTTGAGTCGTGGCCAGGTCGTAGACCGCCATGATTCTGTTGACGTTTTTCCTGCTCATTTTTTTCTGGTGTGTTTTTCGGGTCGCGAGTTTGGCTCTCGTAATCCCCTAGCATCCTAACAGTTAAGCATAAAAAAAGCCAGCTCTTGGCTGGCTGTTCTTACTTGTAGAAATTGAACGTCAGGCAGTCGCAAGCCTTGACGCCATAGGGTTGAACGTCGTGATACTTGCTAAAGAACGATTCTTCAGTGCAATCGATGACGGCCCCGTCAAGTTCAGACTCTTCAATGAACTGATCGATTAAAGCGATTTCAGAGTCTCCCCCGTCATCGTTCAAACTGAAGCCAGTGGCATCGCCATTGATTAGATAAACGGCCCAATGACTTGGTAGATCGTAAGTTTCTTTGATCATGGTGCTTTGCTGTTGATTGGAACGGATAACTGAGAAAGCCCGCTCAATGGCGGGCAATCTGGTCAGGCTTGCGTGTAACAGTCAAACCACTCGCCCTCTTTCCTTGTGTCAGGTCTGCGGCAGTGAGCCTGGGCTTGCTCCAACGTCAACCCAGTTTGCATGACCTTATCGGATCGACGCAGCGCAGGATGATAGGAACGGATGATCTTATAAGACATGAAATCAGCAGCGGTGAAAGTTACATAGGGAGATGAAATCATTGATTCCATCCCGCGATCCTATGGGCTTGTGTTCCGCTGTTCTGGTTCGGACTCTCGCTCAATTCTGAAGCGGCAACATTGACAATCAAGCCAATGCAACCGACTGAGAATAAAGCGAGACAGCAGCGGGTGAAATAGGTTTCAAGCGTCATGGTGTTGTCTCGTGGTGTTGTGGTTGTTTGGAGCGGTAGAAACCTAAGCGGCTTCTTTTGCTGCGGCTTCGTCGATCTTGCGGATCGCTTCAGTCGCGTGCTGGATGATCTGAGTCAGGTGATCTTTGCCGTCATCATTCCAGCGTTCGGCTGAAATGTAATCAAGCACACCAGCTCTCAGAGCTTCCTTGCCGATCCCCCTCAACTCAACCCTGCCTGAGTCGTTCCGCGCTTCAACTTCAAAAGCACGCAGCGAGAGACGACTGCCAGCAACGTTGAACGTGTGAGTGATGATGTGTTCCATGGGTTCCTTTGTGGTGTTGTGGAGCGTTTGTGGGTGGCTTTCCCGCACTTTGTGAGAGCGACGCTGTGACGCGCTAGGCAAGCCTGACCGGTCAGCTACCCGCGAGGGTGAGACCGTGGGAGCTCGTGAGATCTTGCGATCCACTCTCAGCGGTTAAGCCTATGCAGTTTTCAAGGTTCGGAAGGAGGATTTCTGTCCCTCCCTCTTGTTTATTATTCTAGTCTACTTTGATCGAAAAGCAGGGGATCAAAGTAGAAGAGAATCTATAGCCCACTTGTGACAATCCGTCACCGTCACAAGTAGTACAAAAATGGTACGGTTTCGCGAGCTTGTGAAAATGTACTACTTTGTACTTGTGCCACCTGGCAACTGTCACAAGGGGGAGGGGTAGCAATATCTAGTACATATGTACTGGCTCCTCACAACTTAAACATATTCTCGCCAACTAGCATTCGTGTACTAAAAAAGCCCCCCAATACGGGAGGCTCGCTGTCTTTGCCGTTGTTTGGCGCGTCAGTCGGTCTTATTTTCGATCTTGATCGTCAGATCCGGCGCTTGGATATTAACGACTTCAGTTGCTTCACCGATAACACGTCCAATGGAATCAAGAACCTGGCTCGCCGTTTGCAGTTGCCCTTTCTTCAGAGCCTGATGAAAGAGTTTGGTGCGCATGTGTTGAAGACGCGGAAGCATATTTTCGCGATCATTTTTCCAATCTTCTTCAACCATCTGCTTTACTTCATCCCAATCTCGCCATCCGGTCGCAAGTGAAATGCCTTCTTTCTCAGCATGGTCATAAACCAGTGCTCTAGCGGAAAGACCATCGAGTTGGCGACGATATAAGCGCCTCACTCGTTCGGCTTTAACTGCGTCAGGCGTTCTAAGTCCCATTTGCCACAAGATTACCGTTCCACAAATGATAACTGTTGCTGGAGCGTATGGACAGCAGGGGGGCAGGGGTCAGAAAGCTATGTATTGTGATAAGCATGAGTCAAAAATCCGACCCCATTCAACTTCGATGGGCGCAAGGCGAAGTATTTTCGTGCGAAAAACGATTCCGAGTATTAGTTGCCGGTCGTCGTTTCGGCAAATCGTACCTGTCTTGCGTTGAGTTGTTGCGTGGAGCGATCAATCGACCTGGGGAGACCTTTTTTTATTGTGCGCCAACGTATCGAATGGCGAAAGACATCGCTTGGCGCGCATTGAAGAAGCTTGTACCGAAGGTCTGGATCAAGAGTAAGAACGAAACGGACCTACGGATCGAGCTAATCAACGGTTCAATGATCGAATTAAAGGGAACCGAGAATGCAATGGCGTTAAGGGGCCGAAGTTTGAGTGGAGTGGTGTTGGATGAGGCTGCATTTATGGATGCAGAGGTGTGGTTTGAGGTAATACGACCAGCTTTAGCGGATAAGGAGGGCTGGGCATTATTTATTTCAACGCCTGATGGCACGGCTAGCTGGTTTTACGACTTGTGGTGTTATGTAGCGGAAGATCCAACAGAATTATGGGAGCGATGGAGTTATACAACGATTGACGGCGGAAATGTTAGTGCAAAGGAGGTCGAGGCAGCCCGAGCGCAACTTGACACTCGAACATTCCGGCAAGAATTTGAAGCAAGCTTCGAGAATTTAACTGGATTAGTTGCGGTGAGCTTTTCGGACGCCAATATTTCGGAGGAAGCCAGGGATATTGCGATTCAACCGTTGTTATTGGGAGTTGATTTTAACGTCGATCCAATGAGCGGAATTGTGGCAGTAAAGGATGGCCACACGCTTTATGTATTTGACGAGATCATGTTGACGGGTGGAGCGACCACGTGGGATTTTGCGGAGGAGGTTACACGTCGATATGGCGTGGAGCGAAGGATTATTGCGTGTCCAGACCCTACGGGCGGAGCAAGGAAGACCCAGGGTGTGGGTGTTACGGACCATGCAATTTTGCGGCGAAGTGGATTTACGGTGCAATCGCCCAAAGCGCCATGGAAGATCCGGGACAAAATTACGTCAGTTAATACAGCGTTGATGGATGCGACGGGAGAGCGTCGTACAGTGATTCACCCACGATGCAAGAGCTTGATCAAATCATTGAGGACATTGACCTATTCTCCTGGAACAGGTTTGCCAAATAAGAATTTAGGAGTGGACCACGCTTTCGATGCGTTCGGATATTTAGTTTTACAACAGTTTAACTTAGCCAAACCCGAGACTATGGGCAATACTTCTCATCGGTTGTATTGAAGTGAAGCGAATAAAAAGAATGCCTTGCCCTGCTTGTGGGTCGGAGGAGACAAAAGTCGTGTCTACTTATACATCACAAGATGAGGATGTGGTGCGATTTCGTATTTGCGAAAAATGCGGCAAGAAGTTTAGGACGATACAGCAACCTGAAGACATCTTGTCTAACACAATAGTAGTTAAATACTATCCTCGGAAGAGCAAGGAGCATAAAGGTAAAAAGGTCATACTTGAGTGCGACCCGCAATTGGCCTAGAATAAGGAGACTTAAGGTCTTGATATGGCTTACGGTATGGCGGCCAAGAAAAAACCAGCAAAAAAGCGTGGTTTGTACGCCAATATCAAGGCAAAACGTGATCGAATCAAGGCGGGCTCTGGCGAAAAGAT